GTTTCCCAGTCACGATCCGACTTGATAGACTTGACCGCGAATTGCGAATTAACGACAGTGACGAGATCCGAAACTTTGCACCGTTCCCGCGATTTGATCAAATAGATGAATTTCGCGCAATGACTAACGAGCAGTTAACGGCGCGCGGTTGGAGTTACCCCCCACTACATTTTTATTGTCGTTCGGTTATAGAGTATATTCAGGGCGAAATACAGGTAGCAGGGCTTGAGATACCGACAGCCCGCGAAGGATTGCAAGAGATATTAACAAGCGACGAGATCCGCGCCCTGTTGAATCTTCGAGGCATTACCAACACTACTATAAACCTAACGCAAGGCGCATTAGCCGCAGGAGCTAGCGCCCTTTCTATTATTCAATCTTTAGGCGTAAGCGCTGAAACCTTGGGATTGATAAACGCCGCAATACAAGCGGGACTATTGGAGTAGTTAACACATGGCAGAAAAAGACAGAACACCTAAACACCACTACGAGCAAATCGGGTTACAAGGCGAGAAAGATTACGAACTAAGTACGGGCATGGTGTTAAAAGACTTCCCGCATGGGCAATTTGATTGCCTATACTTAGATCCGCCTTGGCAATACGACGACAAGTTGCATCAAGGAGATCGCGGCGCGGATCACAAGTACGACACAATGAGCCTTGCGGAATTAAAAGAAATGCCGATCCGCCAACTACTGAAGCCGAATAGTGTTGTTTGGATGTGGTCGACAACGCCTTTTACCGCCGACGCAATGAAATTAGCGGAACATTGGGGGCTAGAATTGGTCACACGGGGTTTTTGTTGGGTTAAGCGTAACAAAGACAACAACCGCCCGTTTCTTGGCTTAGGGCATCATACGCGCGGAAATCCCGAAGACTGTTGGTTATTCCGTCCGAAGGGGTCGAAGTTCAAGCCGCAAGCTGTACCGCATGAATTGATTCAATCACGCATCCGAGAGCATAGCCGCAAGCCCGACGAAGCGATCGACCGCATCAACGAATATTGCGGCGATTTCTACAAAGACAAGTTAGAGTTATTTTGCAGAACACCGCGCCCCGGTTGGGTTGGTTGGGGAAATGACTTGGGTAAATTTGACAACTAAGCGCGAACCCTGTTTCAATGGTCAGGCGGCGGCTAATTATAAACACTGATTTAGACCGTTGTTTGTTTATGTAACCCCAAAAGCCCCGAATGTTTGCCGGGGCTTTTATTTGCCTTATATCTTCAAATTTGCTTTACTATTCAGGCGTTAGCAATCCCGCTAACGGCTTAGAGGGTTAGCATTATGGCTACAGGTTTAGCGCCGGACATTGAAGCTAAAAGCGTAAACGGTTGGATCGTTAAGATCATAGCCTTTATCGTGTCAATGTGTTTTATTGGCTTGTGCTATTGGGTGACGGTGACAACGTTCAACGATCACACAACATTGCAGCTAATGAACCAAAAATTTGATAGCGCTTTAATGCAACGAGAGAAGGAAACAACCGAACTAACAAACAAGTTAGTCGGGGTCGCCGATCAACTATCCCAAGTTTCAACTAATTTAGCGCAAGTATCTGCGAGCCTTTACACGAAGGAAGACGCAGCAAAGGAGGCGCAGCGAGTCAATGCGGAACTGAACCACCTGAAAATTAAACAGGCACAAATACAGGGTTCGATTGACTATAAACAAAAATATCCAACTTATCAGAGCGCGCAATAATAGGTCTTAAAATGGCATTTAAAATCATCAAGAAAGCACCCACTAACCAGATCCCCGAACCCACCCCGGAGATATTACCGACTGTTGATCCTAAATACGTAGAATCGCATTTTCCTGTCAAACCTATCAAACGGGCGAGCGCCGACGATATACCGAATTACTGCGCCGACCTGTTAGGGCACAAGTGCCGCCTTTACCTTGCATCTAACAACGACCTAACGAGAACCTACGCGGTTTATTGTTCGGGTTGGTGGATCGGCAACCTTACTACAGGCGGCAGCGAGCACGCAGCTTGTAAAGTGTTAGTGCCTAAAGATTACGGCGATTTAGGAAGTAAAGCGAAGTTTACGCCAACAGGGGTTAACATGGGTGACGGGATCAGCTTGTTAATGAAAGCCGCCGGAGTTATCGAAGGCACGCCACTAGCACCGGGTCAAAAGCCCAAAATTAAACTAGCGGATCATTAACACACTAAAGGGGCTTCGTGCCCCTTTTTTGTTACCTAGTGCACGTTTGACAAAATATATTAATTGACTTGCGTAACGTGTCGTTTATACTTTTTGTAAATCTCAAACATTAGCTAGGAGCAAACCAATGTACGAAGGCGACGTAAAAGCGCAAGGCTTAAACGATTTTTTAAAGAATCTTGAAAAGTCTGAAACATTTGAAGCGCTTTACCCTGACATGGACTTTAGCGAATTAGAAGCCCGCATAGCCGCAACAACAGATAAGCCCGAAATTATCCAAGGTGAGGACATTCACCGTAAAATGGCTTGTGCGATCTTCGGTCTTACTCATTGTGACGTTAGAGAGAAGCACCGACAGTTCGCAAAGTCTGAAAACTTCAAACAGTTATATACCTACCAACGCAACGCGCACGACCTGTTAGTTTATCCAACAGAGCCGACGCATTGCCGCAAGTGTTTAAAACCACTTAACACCACTAACCCGCAAACCTTCAACGTTTGCCCTAAATGTGAGACTTACTAACTATGTGTAACACCCGAAGATATAGCCCGACTGTATCGGATAAGCGCGGCTTTAATGGTGAGGCTATGGAACAGCGCCCGAACGGTAATTATGTTTTATGGACAACGCACCACAACATGATTAACCACCTTCAACGCCGAATACGCCAACTTGAGAAGAAGCTAGCCAATGCGACGAAGAACCAGTAACCCGCAAAAGCGAATGCAGCGAATGATCGCTAGGCAGGAAGCTAGAGAAGAAGCCCTACGCCTAGCCCGTTTAAGTATCGAAGAAGAAGTAGCCGCAGCACATGACTACATAAAAGAACTTGTGCCATTAATTGCACCGGGCGACCTTTTCACCTGTCGCGGCTACTATGGTGATTTGCTGATCTACAAAATAACAGGTATCCACGTTGACGCGCCGAGTGTAGAAGGACGCGTGCGCGTGCCAATGAGACAAACTAAAATAATGGTGAATTATTTGTTTTGTAATGTTGACAAAGGCGAGGAATATAGCCGACAATTCCCACTCAGCAAATTTTTATTTTTACCCGTGCACGGTAACACTTACCGACGCCGTGCCCTTCGCCCGTTATAGGAATCGAGCAATGATAAGCCCTTTTCAATTTGCCGCGCGCATTTGGTCACACCCTGACGAACACCACAACGCTAAACTAGCCGCTAGTCAAATCATGGATCTAGTCGTGGAACGTCAACCAGTGCCGCAACGATTATTCGACACCCTTGTAGAACATGTGCCCCTTTGCGGTATCTTCGACACGTTCGACGTACAAGAGTTTCAAGAGCAAATCGAGAAGGTCACAACAAAGCCGACCAAAACAGGCAAAAACTTTTCAATCAAGAGATAACGCAATATGACGATTACAGTTTTACAAACGTCGGCACTAAACGCGATATTAAACGCGAACAGCGCGACACAGACCGCCGCAGACGCAAACTTTATTAAAGCCCTTTCACCTAAAGAAGCCGAAGATCTTCAGCAAGCCGCAAAGCTTCTTATGTGCGTTAAAGAGTCGGTTTGGCAGCGTATGACAGCAGCAACGGAAGTAGAGCCAACGGAAGGCGTGAAGGTCGAAACAAGAGGACGCCGCGCGACTAGCGAAGAACTAGAAGAAGAAGCGGTAGACCATAGAAAAACAAAGCGACAAAACCACCCCGAAACAATGCTAGAAATGAAGAGATTTAACGAGCACCGACCTGTAGGCGCGAAGATTAATTGCCCTACCTGTAGCGCGCAGATCACGAAAGCGCGTTACAACACTAACTTTTGTTCTAACAAAGGCGCAGGGAACTGCAAAGACGCGTTCTATCAAGCAACCCAAGGCGACCGACACAAGAAGGGTTAAACATGCAAATTGAACTAATGGGGCAGCTTGTTAGCCTTGCCCCGGCATCACACGACGAAGTAGAAAACAACGCGCATTACTTAGCATTAGTGCAAGACACCAACCAAGAAAATTTAGAGGTAGTCGAAGCCGTGCGCGATAATTCCGGGGTTATGTACTTTCGCGCGGGCTACGAGGTAGAGATCCACCCTGAAGACGTAACACCACTTGTTAAACTTGTAGGCGCTGAAATGCTAAAACCAGATAGCAAAGAAACGCAAATGATCATCCAACAGCTAAGAGATTAAACACCATGAAAAAGGTAAATACTGAAGACCTACTAGCGCACACCGTTGTAATGTTAGTAACCAACCATGCGCCGCATATGAAATCGTGCGCCCTGATCCTTCCCGGCAGTGAACTAGACGAAGACGACGAAGATCAGCTATTCGCTTTGCTTCCGGGTAATGAAGAACCTATGCCACTGGACGACGTAACAGTTTACAAAGTGGTCGAAAGCTTCGAGAAAACCGGGCTAATGACCGTCGATCAGTTCGCCCAACTTCAGCGCGGCGAAGAAGTCAAGATAGACCCGCCGAAGTGCCCTTTCTAATTACAAAACTTTTTTATTGACACCTAAGCCGGGTTCGCCTATTATTTACCACGTAGACACGAAAACGGCTTAGGAGCTTACCCCATGAAATACGATCACGAATACGTTAACATCAACAACCCTTACCACGTTATCAAATGGACTATCGACGGCGAATATGTAGAAATCGGCGGCGAGTGTACCGAAGCGCAGTTATTTGCAATGAACAACCTAGACGACGTAGAAGGCTTCGTAATCGTAGACGAAAACGCGAAGCGCGTTAGCGAAGAAGTACAACGCGAAGTCGACGCACTTGTGCGCCTTGGCGACCCTAAGCCCTTAGCAATCCGCACAGCTATAGTAAACAACGCCAAAAAGCACGACTCAGGCGCTTACGAGCTACACTACTTATAAAACCGGGCGGGTTCGCCCGCCTTCCCTTATCCACCAATAAAAAGGTGAACCATGTTAGACAAACTAAACCTACAACCGATCGCGCCATTAGGACGCGCGTTAAGCTTCCGCGAACAAGGCTTGCTTCCTGTATGCTATGTAAAAGTTAGCAAAATGGCGCAAACGTTCTTAACCGACGAAGCATTTTATAATTTCTTTCTTCAGGCGGCTAAAACCCACTTGAAAGAAAAATCAAGCGTTAAGGTAAAGCAGGAAGTTTGCATACGCCGAGACACCGAAAGCAATATCATTGCATTTACGATCGTCGGTGCAGATGGAGCAGACAAAACCGGGCGTGAGTTTGGACATGACCAACTGAACGCACAAGAAGAAATCGCGGCGATAGGTATCAAAGCAGGGGCAAACCTTCAGCTTTACAAGGCTAGCGAATTTACTCTAGTCGCCCGCGTCGGCAATGAACAGCTAATCGACGATCCATTTAACGCGTTTACTAACTTGTTATCGGCTATTGCGGAAGCAAGCCAACGCCATTCAAGCGAGCTAGGCGAAGTTAACCGACAATTTGAAAAACTTATCGGGCGTAAGGCTACTTGTTTAGGTAGTTCGTCACTAGCACGCATAGCCGCCCGCCGAATCTTAGCCGATGCCCGCACCGTAAAAGGTCTTTCAACACCGCAGCAAGTCGCGATCCCTGACGATTACCGATCTATCTTAGAAGCCGCGCTAGAATTAGCGGTTAATGGTTATACTGCGCAAGAAAAACTACCAGACCGATCGCCGCAGTGTACCGCCGACCGAATCGCCTTTGATAAACTGATCCGAGAAGTAAACCTAGTTTATGGGACGGACATTAAACCCAACGAAACAGGGGCGCGCCTAAATTGGCAGCATGGGATCGCTAAATCATTGCGCGATCAATATTTCAACTATGACGAAGGCACAACAAAAGCCAACGACGCGGAAACGATGCCGTGCCCTTCTTATGTAGCGACAACGGGCAACGTGATCGAAGATCAATATAACTTTCAACCGCTAGAACAGGTCGACGCAACGTTATTTCAATTGCTACAAAATGCGGGCTTTTTTGTAGAGAAGAACGAATGCCGACGCCGAACCGATGTTGAATTGCCTATCGAAGCTTCGTTGCTTAAATTGGCTATCCACGAAGCCAACAAAGACACCGGGATCAAGCCGGGCGCTTTAGCCGTAGAAACCGCGCGATACTATGCTAAGTTCGTGAGCAACAATAAATCGGTAGCTACTCGATCAAGCCTAGTGATTAACTTTGCACAGCTAACAGCAGCATTAGCGCACGCGTACCCTACTGAAGCGACACTAACAGAGTGTAATCAATTCATCTTGAAGCTAGGCGACGCCCTAGCACTTTAAACGCCGCACGGGGGCGCGTAGCCCCCTTAAAATGGAGTATTTACCATGTTCGCAGCACAGCAGCTTATTGAAGCCGAATTAAACAAGCTTCGCGAGAAACGCAAGCAACTAAACGCCTTAGCAGGGCAGACCCAAAGCAACGAGATCCGCAAAGCCTACGTGCAAAGTGCCGACGCCCTGTTGCAACCGATCCAAGAACTAGCCAACGCCGAACGAATAATAGACCTTGCGGGTCATATCGTGCGATCTAACATTCCCTTGAAACCAATGTTACGCGAAGCAACAAACGCGATTTTCCCGGATTGGCAAGAGGGATCGCAACTATCAACCAAAGAGGCGACCACCAAGCATTTGCTAGATATTGGTCACGTTTGCGTATTATCCCGCGAATGATCGTGACTGGGAAAC